TGTAATACTCCTAATATTTTGTAATAATCATATTTATCAGTCATAAATTATATGAATATGAATATTTAGTATATTTTGGCACATAATATATGCCAAGTGTTATAAACTTTATGAAATATTTATTTTATAACTGTATATTATATGCCAAATAATTATTACAATATTATGATTTTACACGCTCTGGGAGACACAATTGGTTTCAAAAATGGTGATTGGGAATTTAATTATCACGATGCTGAAAAATTAGAAGTTCTTGATTATGTAAATGAAATGATTTATGAATTTATTGACTTGGGGGGTATTAATGGGATTGATATTAGTAAATGGAAAATATCAGATGACACAATGTTTCATATTGCCGTAGCAAAAGGATTATTACACAAAGACAAAATTATAAAATATACTAAAAAATACATGTTAGAAGAAGCAGAAAAAATGTGGAATGATAAATTTAATAGATACATTGGAAATACAACATCTAAGTATATCAAGAAATTCACAAAAGATTTTGACGCCAGAAATGCCAAATATGATATTATGGCGGGGGGCAATGGGGGAGCAATGAGAAGTCTTATTGTAGGTGCTTGTTTTCATAATAATATCCCTGAATTAATAAATCTGAGTATTTCTCTATCCCAACTAACCCACAACAACGCCTTTGGTTATCTTGCTGGAGCAACTTGTGCTTTATTTGTTGCTTTTGCTTTACAAAAAATCGAAATTAAAAAATGGATAGGATTATTATTGGAACATCTTAATGGCAAAGAAGTAAAAAAATTCTTGTCTCTTGATAATTTAGAACAAATTTACGACCACCAAACTTATATTAGATATTGGATGAAATATTATGACACGAAATTTGACGACAATAAAGAACCCATTAGAAATCGCGCGTTTGCCAACCCAATGCACAGAATTAGATACTATCACGACAATTTTTTTAAAGATGATGCGAGTATTCAATTGGGTTCAAGTGGTTATTTATGTATGATTATGGCATATGATGCTCTTTTAGATTGTGATGGCAAGTGGGAAAAATTAGTTGTTTATTCCATATTACATAGTGGAGATTCTGACACAGTGGGAGCAATTGCTGGCGGTTTGTATGGTGCTTATTATGGTATGGGTGATGTTCCTAAATATATGTTAGACAATATTGAGCGTAAAGATGAAATAAAAGAAGTTTGCAATAATTTAGAAAAAGAATATTTATAAGAATATTTATAAGACATGTTTGATGGTATCCCGCATTCCTTCAAAACTTCTTTCACCTTCATAAAACTCGTCTTTATTATTATGAGATAGTTTTATAGTAGGAAACGATGTGTATCCATTTGCTTCTTTATCTTTGCCACTTTGGTATTGTAAAATTTGGACGTTTGGGTGATTTTTAAATTCATTTTTCAATCGGGAGAAAATAGAAGGAGAACCCTTCATAATGACATCACAATGAGGACAACCCGACATATGGTATATGGTGAATTTTACTTGTTTGGGGATGGGTTTGGGGGTAGTATTGGAGATGGGTTTATGGGTAAAGTCTTCTTTTGTAATCATCCAGAAATTGTATATCATAGCAAAAAATATTAGTATAAGGATGATATAAATTATTAGCATTATATAATTGGGGAATATAAATAATTTATAATATAAGAAAAAAATTATTTTCTTGAGTGAGTATATAACTAGAGAAATGGAAGCAGATAAATTAATAGAAATTGCAAAAGAATTTAGGAGCGAATTAGATAAAGTACCAGAAAAAGTGGAGAATGTGGTTAAGGCGGCGAAGGCGGCGAAGGAGGCGAAGGAGGCTGAGGAGACTGAGGAGGATGAGAAGGTTGAGGAGGTTGTGAAGGGTGAGGCGGCGAAGGCGATGAAGGTGTTGCGGAATGAAGCGAGAAGTAAGTTACAAGACGCAAATATTAAATTTAGTGAATTGCGAGCCTTCACAATAGGTATGGGAGAATTTGCCAGACAGTTTGATTGTTCTAAAATTATGTCTACAGAAGAAAGTGATGCCAGAAATAAAGAAATGAAACGCCAAATAAAACACTCGATAAACCGGTTGGGTCCAGAACGCGTCGGCGAGGATGAGCAAATTGCGAATGTTCGAACATTATTAGAGCACAAACTAAAAGGGGGAGGTGGTGGGCATATGGAATTAGCACCCACTGCGCTAACGAGTAGGGAGGATTTGGAAGCCTTTTACAATGCATTTGCTGCCGCTAATGGGAATGGTGACAATAGTGTATTCGAAGGCTTATTCAAGCAAGAGCAGAGTTCGAATGAATCTGATAAAAAATATGATTCTGAGTGGATAGTTATGAATACGGACGGTACGGATATAAAAAGGGCGGGATTAAAAAAGTTTGCCGATGACAGTTTGGGGGGTAAAAACATATTAAAATGTATGGTTATGGGGTCAGTTGCTGATCTTGAACAATGTTTAGCGTCTAATGTTGATGAAGACTTAAATGAGATAGTTACGCATATGTCGCGTCAAGAATTACAATTATTGTTTAAGAAGTTCGAGGTTCCCTATACAACTCTTCCAAGTGGTATACAAGTACCAAGCAAACAGTGGGGTCAGTGGGCGAAAGGAAAAAAATTTCCTGAGAATGTCACAGCGTTTGTTTTGGAGTGTATCAATATGTGTAATCAACCATCTAATTATCCCTTACTTAATGACTCAGAAACGATTGATTGTTATAAGGCGCAACAAAAAAAATTACAAGAAGCTAACTGTAATACTATGCGTTTAAAGGGTAATATGCCAACCGCCCCATCTTCTCTTTGTGCGTCAATGTCACCATATAATGTAGGAATGCCAATGATGATTGCTGGTCTTACTGGTGGTGGTGTAAAATTTGTAAATAACAGCAATTCTATGGGTAGATTTTTACTATCGGGTGGTGCGAGTTTTAAGCAATCTGGTGGCGATTGCTGTGCTGATAGATATAAGAAATTACTTAACTCTGTTAAAAACACACTTGCTTCACGTGGAGTAAAAATTAACGGTCAAGACTTGCGTAAACTTGAAAGAACTATCGACGGTTTAACCGCTGGCGAGGAACAACTAATTAAACTTCAACAGAAAGTTCAGCATTTTGCTAACCAGCGTTCATTATTAAACTGCGGTGTCCCTAAGACTGAGGTAAATGTTGGATATGACGATATTTTTAAAAATCCTGAAAACCTTGACAAAGTATTCGAAAAGAATTTAGAAGAATGCCAAAAAGATATGACTAATCTTTTACAATCACAAAATCAACTATATGGATCACAATTTATTCCAGGTATTAATGCTCTATTACAATCACAACCACTACAATATTTATCACCATAATAATCATTGCTTTTTTTATTCTTATTTATTTTTGTTTTTCAATAATAAATAATGACGGGTGGTCTAGTTCAGTTAGTAGCATATGGCAAAGAAAATGTATATTTAAATGGAAAACCCCAAATAACATTTTTTAAACAAATATATAGAAGACATACAAATTTTGCTACAGAAGATGTTCCTCAGAATTTTCAAGAACAACCTAATTTTGGCAAAAAATACACTTGTAAAATATCAACAGAAGGTGATTTAGCGAACAAAATGTGTATGAAAATAACATTGCCGTATATTAATCTGCCAAATGCTAAATGTAGATGGAACAAATATATTGGATTTTCAATGATTAATTATGTTGAAGTAGAAATTGGAAATAAAATTATTGACAAGCATTACGGTGAATGGATGTATATTTGGTCTTGTCTAACAACACGAAATATTAAGGACAATGGATTTAATAAATTAATTGGCAATGTTAAAGAACTAACAGAATTTTCATCTTCAAAAGAACAATATATTGTTTATGTTCCCTTGTATTTTTGGTTTTGTCGTGATTCTGGATTATCCGTGCCTCTTGTGAGTATGCAACTTGACAACATAAATATTAATATATCATTTAACCCTCTCAGTGAATGTTTATTAGTAATACCAACATATTATATTCAATGTAGCAATTATTTAGTGAATTTTGAAAAGTATGAAATAATAGCACAGGCAAGTAGTCTTACTGGAACAACAAATTATGGAATATATTATGATTATGACATTATAACACAAAAATTATATTACACGCCAATATCACAAAATAAGTTAGACGCATCAGCACCAATATATAATATCACAAATGGTTATTACGTTTCGCCTCAGGTGTCAGCAACATCATTTGTTATTTATAATAATACAACTTATAAGAATATTAATATGATTGATTGTGTAATATTAGTAAATTACATATATATTGACATTGATGAGAGAAAGAAATTTTTGAGTGCGAAAATGGATTATTTAATAGAACAATTGTATTACACACCACAAATAACAATCCAAGGAACACATCCCAAAATTCAATTAACAATCGACCAACCATGTAAATTAACAGTCTGGTTAGTTCAACTTGATAATATGATTTACGCAAATGAAATTTATAATTATACTTCTTTTTATGATAATAATACTCAAGAAAGTTTATTAACACAAACATTGATAAAATTAAATTCACAAGATAGAATATCCCAAAGAACAAGTGTTTATTATGAATATATACAACCAATACAGCATACAAATAATGTTCTACCAAGAGGATGTTTTATGTATTCTTATTCTTTGTTTCCTTGTGAAAGCAATCCTTCTGGAACAACAAATATGACAGAAATAGATTTAATAGAATTAGGGATAAAAGCGAATAATATTATTAGCAAATCAAATACAGCATCATTTAGGTCTTATTCATTGTGCTATAATGTGTGGCGAGTGTCTTCTGGTGTTAGTGCCACAATATTTATTAATTAAAATATGTAAATGTCGCTGCTTGAACTAATAAAATTACTTGATATAGGAAGATATGTTGGGTTAGCATTAGGAGGATTTATATTGTTATGTGTTCCTTTTGTTTTTTCTTTTATCACAAGTGTTTATACTTTGAAGAGATGTAAAGATGAGGATACAACTATTTATAATATGAATATAGCAAATGCTGTTATTGCTGGTTTGTTTAGTGTAATATTATTATTAGGTTTGATACGATGTTTGATATATTTAAAATTTTCTAAGTAGATCTTTTTAAATAATAGATTTTTTCATTAGTGCCTTATAAAAAACAAAAATAATAAATAACAATAATAAAATATGGCAGGAGGATTAATAAATTTAGCATCTTATGCCGTTAAAGATATATTTCTAACTGGCAATCCACAAATATCATTTTATAAGTCAGTTTATAGAAGATATACACATTTTGCTATGGAGTCAATTATTCTTAATTTTGACAAAGCAGTAAAATTTGGTGAATATACCCAAATAGTTGTTCCTAAAAATGGAGACTTGATACATAAATCATATTTACATATTACTTTGCCACAAATAAATATAACAAAAAAAGATGTTGGAATTAATACTAGTTATTTAAATGATTATTTATTATCAAATAGTCTTGATACATATAATGAGATTTGTAATGTGTATATGCAAGTCAATACAAATATATATAAAATAATATATGCTGATACAAATGCGATAAATGTATCTTGGGCAAATATGAAAACAAATATTACGAATTATTATAATGGAACATTAATAATCCCACCTGCGTCAACACCACCAACTATATTAACATATCCTGGCACAAATAGAACTGGAACATTTAGTATAAGTTCGATTATAACATATTTCCGCAATATTATCACAGATTATGATGATGTTGATTTGTATTATATTTTCACAAATTTTGATACTAATATTTACCCACAAATGGATAGTGACTTAACCGCACAATATCCATCTATGTCAGCAATTGATAAAGATAATATAATAAAAAAATATTTTCTTGATTATGTAGCATCAAATGGTATCAAAGATTGTATAAAATTACAAGATGAATATTATGAGAAATATCTAACTACCGAAAAAGAAAATAAAATAATTACTGACACAAATATAAAATGTGCGTGGGTCAAAAATTTGGGTCATTCGATAATAGATTATATTGATATTTATATTGGAGGACAAAAAATAGATAGCCACCTGGGTATTTGGATTAATATTTGGTATCAATTAACTTACAAGGAAGCACAAATTGAGTCTTATAATAAATTAATAGGTAATGTTAGTTATTTGACAGACTTTAATAATAACACTAAACCAGTTTATGACATTTATGTGCCAATGTCATTTTGGTTTAATAAATTTAATGGATTGAGTTTTCCATTGATAGCATCACAATATAATGATTTAAGAATTGATGTTAAATTAAGAAAATTTGAAGATGTATTTTATATAGAAAGAATTTATAATACAACAATAAATAATAATGAGTATAATTTGACTGCTGAAATGATAGGATTTATAAAAAAGAATATTCCAAGTTTTACACTAACAAATACACAAATAATTAATAATATTAATTTGACAAATCTTTGGAATTCATCAGGATATATGCTTTATGGGGATATATGGATGGATTATATATTTTTAGACAGTTTAGAAAGAAAAAGATTTGCGCAATCCGGACACGAATATTTGGTAGAAATAATACAAACAAAAACACAAGATTATTTTGATTTGAATGCTAATTTATATTTTATTTGTCCATCAAAAGAACTTATTTGGGTAATAACTCACGACAAATATACAAATAATACAAATGGATATACAGAATGTAAATGGTACGACCATAGTTTGAACAAAAATAATACTATTTATAATCCAATACTCACTTCACAATTATATTTCAATAATATCGCAAGAAATTCTCAACTTGATGGCAATTATTATGACATATACCAACCCCAAGTATATCACAAAGTAAGTCCAACAAGAGGAATAAATCTATATAGTTTTTCATTGGAACCATTACAGATGCAACCTACAGGGACATGTAATTTTTCTAAATTAACTGATGTAAGAATAACAATGTCTCTAGATAATCAATGTTATTCTTATTGTGATATTGATATATATTCTCACGATCTAAATATTGACACTAATATAATAATATTCAAAGAAGATATTTATAGTAATTTAGATATAACAGTAGCAAGACAAATGATTAAAATGTATAGTAGTGATACTGATAATTATAAAAAAGGAATGGCAACATTAGATGTATATGATTATATGGCAAATAATAATGAACAAACAATATTATTAAGCAGGTATAGACAAATATTATTAAAGACAAATGTTAATTTTTATGTATTTAATTTATCATTAAATGTTTTAAGAATTATTGGCGGTTATTGTTCTTTGGCATACGCTTCTAAAAACTAAAATTGTAATATTTGAGTATGAGGCAATTTACAATTTACAACCAAAGCATTTTTATTTTTCATACATTCAAGATGTGAATTAACTAATTCTTTATGATTTTTTAGAATTGGGTAATTTTTACAAAATAATTCACTTGTTTTTACATTCCATTTTTCAGGAAAAGAATGTATCATTAAATAATTACAATCGTATGGAATATGAGTTGTATAAATATCTTCGTCATCAGACATTATAATCATAGGAATTACACCGTGAAGTAATCCAGCAAATCTTTTCTTGTATATTATATCTTTTGTAATACAGTTATCTAAAATAATTAGTTTCTTATTTTCTGTTTTATCAAAAGGAGTAAGCATATATAAAATTTCATTGTCAAGTTCAGAGCATACAAAACTATTGGGATATTTTTTTATCCAATATTTAATTTTTTCATCCGTGTTTGTTATGATATAAATATGCTCTTCATAAATTGATGAATTTATAATATGAGTATTTATTATTGTTTCTATTTTAGAATAAGCATCAGTTGTATTAAAACCAATACAAAAATATTTTGAATTTTTTAGTGGAGCATTTTTAATATCTAATATACTAATTTCTGGTTTCATTTTTGTTGTAATAATTTCAGGTTGCTTAATTGGTTCTAGTTTAATATTCCATTTTGTTTTATATTCTTCTTCTTTTAAAATAATTGGTTCAGGATTAACAATTAAAGTCCATATATCAAGTAAATTAATCTCAAAAATAATATTTGAAAAGATAAATCCAACATCTTTTTTAATTTTTGAAAATAATTTTGTTGTTGTAATATTTGATAATATATATTTTCCTTCTTTATGTTTTTCATTTGTAAGTTCTTGTTCCCAATTATCTGGTTCATCAATAAATTCAGTAGGTAGATATATTGCGTCTTTGTGTTTATTTTTTACATATTCAATTGAACCATAAATATTATTAGTAGTATATACAACATTAAGTTTATTAAGAACTGAGTATTTCATTATGTATTCTTATATAAAATATATATTTATAATGTTTATTTTTAATATTTTTTGCTTATGTAAATTATAATGCACATTCATATTGATGTTCTAAAAACAACATTAAACAAACAAATAAATGCGATGTCAATGATTTCGTGTATCCAAGCAATAGTATTTTGTGCTAACAATGAATGTTTTGTTTATAATTTTAAAACATTAGCAGTTGAAAATAATATAGTTATCAACACAAATAATTTATTTAGTGAAAAATATCTTATTACTGGTGCTACAAATGTTATTGAGTGTTGTAATAATATAATTTGGTTATCTTGTAAATATGAAAATAAATGTTGCGATAGTTTTAAAGATACTACAATAGATGATTTATGTGATGTGATGAACATAATTAATAGAGTTCAAAAAAATAGATTTATTATCAAAGCACAATTTAATAGTAATATTATTAAAATGACAGATAAATATGAATTGCCAAATAATTTGAATTCTTCGCCTGACTTTGATAGTATCATAAAATTAAAAACATCAGTTCATACTAATATATTGTTATGGTCTAGTGGCAATTCTAATAAAAATGGATTTCCTGTCTTGATGGTAAATATTAACAATAAAGAAATTCTTAGCAATGAAGTATTTTTAAGAATAGAAGATGAATTAATAGACAATAAGACATATGACAATTTTCAAATTGTATCTTGTTTTGTCTATGATAAATATATTATATTAATTCCATCTTTTGCCACTAACAAAGTTTTCAAATTATATGTTAACGCCGCTAATGAACTTTTTAATTATCTAAATGATTTCCCAGAACTTGAACTACATTTCTCGCCAGCAACAATTAACAGAATTATTAATAACAATAATGTTGGATTAAAATTGGTAACTATAAGTAAAAATGATAAATTATTTGGTTTTACTCAATCTGTAAATGGAGTGTCTAATATTATTACGGGATTAGTTCATTAAGGACTATAAAAAAAATTGAAAGTGTTAACTCATTGAATACAAATATAATATATAGTAATATAACACACAATGTATTCAATTGCCTGTATTGAAAACAAGACCATTATCGGAAGTATTAATGACCCTAACGCTTACCCTGCTTTTATGAAAAATATCGAGAAAAATGACAATCTCGTAATTTATGATAACAATATAAATGACATTGCTGAACAACAAAAAGAGGGAGAATATCTCTTTCACGATGCTAATACCAAGATTATTTTTGGTAGTGTTAAAAAAATAGAGAATAATAGTTATCTAAAATACTTTTACGGTTCTGATACTCGTAATGAATTAACTGTAATTAGAACATTTGAGTTGTTCAAAAATAAGAATGAAGAAATTAATGAGATTAATGAGAAAAATTTTGTTTATGAGAAAAATGAATTTGATGTAAAATACTGTAACTATTGTCAACAATATGATGAATACTTAAAATCCTATGATGAATTAAACAAAAATTATGCTGAATTCTATGAAAATAAAATAGTAGAAAAGAAGATTTATAATTTTAATTTGTTCGAAGATGCTGACTATAAAGAATACTCATTTAGTTATATTGTTGGCACTGATAATATCAACAAAACTGAAACTGCTGTATCTATTGTTGATATGATTATGAATAAATATGATATTGACAATATATATTTGTATGAAACGAATGAAGAACTTTATAATATCTGGAAAGATGTATTTAGAAATTATAATATCAATTCTATAAATGATAAATTGGATATTAGCATCAAAAAAATGTTAGATAATGACACAAATAATAAGATTGTTGTTATTCATCTTGATAATAATAAATTTGTTAGGAATGAATTTTTATTATCACTTATGGTGAGTTATTATGAAAATAATATAAATCTTGTTATCATTGTTGACGCCCCATATAGATTTAATAAATTAGTTCAAATGTGTATTAACTATATTATAGTTCATAATGATATTGACAATAATAATGTTGAAGATTTGTATTACTCAATTGTTCCACAACATAAAATATCATTTGATGAATTTTCATTAAATCTGTCTATAAATGACAAATTAATTATTGACAAAGATAAATCATTAATTTATAATGGCTTCTAATATAAAGAATAGTATGTTAGATATAATTTTAATCTATCCTCATCAGTTATTTGATTTCAGTTATTTTAAAAAATTAATTGATATAAAAACCAAAATTTTATTATTAGAACACGATTATTTTTTCACAAGATATAAATTTCATAAACTGAAATTAGTTCTTCATATTGCTAGTATGAAATATTATTGTGATAATAATGATGACATAATATTAACAAAAAATCTTAAAAAATTCTTGAAAGAAAATAATCCCAGAAAAATAAAATTGTATAATCCTGTTGAAAATGATTTATTAGATGAAATTAACAAATTAGCAAAAACTTATGACATTGAAATTTATGATACACCATATTTTTTGAATAGTATTGATGACAATATTGAAATAAAAAATAAAATGAAATCCATAAGACACGATGTATTTTACAAAAATCAGAGAATTAAGTATGACTTATTAATAGATAATAATGATAATAATAGTGAAAAACCATTATTTGGAAAATGGAGTTTTGATGAATTGAATAGAAATAAATTTCCTGCTAATATTACAGAACCAATAGAATACAAAATAAATACTGACAAATATACAAAATACGCAATAAAATATGTAGAAAAGCATTATAAGGATAATTATGGTGAAATTAAACATTTTATTTATCCAATATCCAGAAAAAGTTCATTATTATGGTTAAAACAATTTATTAAACATAAATTACTTGATTTTGGTGAATATGAAGACGCAATGAGTGATAAAATAAAATTTGGTTATCATTCATTATTATCACCAATACTAAATATAGGTTTGATAACTCCTCACGATATCATAAAATTGATAAAAAAAATAAAAATAACCAAAAAAAATGTTGCGAGTATTGAAGGATTTGTGAGACAGATTATTGGATGGAGAGAGTATAATTATTTTATCTATTATTTTTTTAGAGATTATTTGGAAACAAATCATTTTTACACTAATAATAAAAGAAATCTTCCTAACAATATTTGGAATAGAAATACTAATATTATTTATATTGATGATATTCTAAATAAAGTTCATAATTATGCTTATTCTCATCACATTGAAAGATTAATGGGAATTGGCAATTTCTTGAATTTAATAGGTGTAAAACCAGAAGAAATTTATAAATGGTTCTCAACAATGTATATTGATGCGTATGATGTTTTTATGATACCAAATGTTTATGGAATGCTCTTGTATGGGTATGTATCAAATAATAAGCACATGATGACAAAACCATATTTATGTTCGAGTAACTATATCATAAAAATGAGTAATTATAAGAAAGATGAATGGAATGAAATAATTAATGCTTTGTATTATGAATTTATTAATTTGTATAAAGCAAAATTCAAAAAAATATATTCACTTGCTATGATGGTTAAAAATTACGAAAATAAAGATAGTAATGAATTAAAACAAATGAAGCAGATTAAGAATAAATATTTAACCAGTCTATATTAATTACAATGTCTAATAATTATGATTATATTTTTAAATATATAACAATTGGGAATTCTGGTGTTGGTAAAAGTTCAATTGTCAGCAGATATTTAAATGATAGTTTTAACATAGAGCACGAAATAACATTAGGTGTTGAATTTGCAATAAAGAATATCAAGATTAATAACACAAGAATTAAAATACAATTATGGGATACAGCCGGACAAGAATGTTTTAAGTCAATAACAAGACAATATTTTAGAGAAAGTGCTGGTGTTATTTTAGTTTATGATATAGCAAATCGAAAAAGTTATGAAGATGCTAAATTATGGTTAATTGATGTATTAAAGGCAAATGTCAATCCGGAGATTATTTTTATTGGAAACAAAAATGATTTAGACCATAAAAGAGAAGTAACATTTGATGAAGGATTAGAATATGCTAAATTAAATAATATGCTATTTACTGAGATAAGCGCAAAATCTAATACTGGAATAAAATATGTTTTCAATTCTCTTGCCGAAAATATATTAACAAAAATAGATAAAATAGGAGCGGACAATGTTTATGGTGTTAAAAAATTTATTGAAATTGATAAAATAAATGATGTATGTAATAATAATAATAATATTAGCAATAATGAGAATAGAAAATGTTGTTAATCTTGATATTCTTGATGTTCGAAATCACAATTATCACCATTGCGACATCCTTTGATAGAATTGAAAAAATGGCAATAACGAATTAATTTATTTGTTCCTTTCGCAGAGGGAGGATTGGAAACAATAATTTTTTCTTGTTTTTCTTGTTTTTCTTGCGATTCTTGCGATTCTTGTGATTCTTGTGGTTCTTGGTTTTCTTGTTTTTCTTGTTTTTCTTGTTTTTCTTGCTTTTCTTGTGATTCTTGCTTTTCTTGATTTTCTTGTGGATGAAGAAAAGTACAGAGAGAACCTTTATTACAATTAGGGAAAAACTTACAAAGAACAGTTGGTTTGCGTTCTTGATATTGTTGAGAGCGTTGTTGGAAGTGTTGCTGAGGGCGTTGCTGAGGGCGTTGCTGAAAACGTGGTTGATAACGTTGCTGAAAGTGTTGCTCTTGGCGTTGTTGAAGGGGGCATTGCCCTTGTTGCCCTTGTTGTTCTTGTTGTTCTTGGCATTCTTGGCGCTGTTGGCGTTGTTGGCGTTCTTGGCGTTGCTGGGGTTGTTTTTGTTGAATTTGTTCGGTGTGAGAAAAATTACATTCAGACTCGTTACGACATCCTTGAATGGTAGAAAAGAAACGACAGGGTACTTGTTGAGTATTCATTTTGTTTTGTTATTGACTATATATGTATTATGGTTCAAATAGTTGGGAATTTCAATTTTTTGGGGGTATGGTTTATGAGGAATAATAAATAAATGAATGAATACACGCCCGCATCACTACCAAGAATGTCTGGGACCAAAGAACCAACAGTATTGCCCCCGGCTACAGTTAGGGCCATCCGGACACGCTCCTTCAGGAGCACGATATGCGTGAGACCTCGTGCAGCCTGGGTTGGTGCAACCACTTGCTTTTGTGAAATAGTAAACACACAGCTGCGGTGGTTTCGGTTTGCCACTGTAATGACCCGCACTACTCGCGGATGGTTGGGAGACAACCGGAGTACGCGTTGGCGTTGATGTTGGCGTTGGCGTTGGCGTTGATGTTGGCGTTGGCGTTGGCGTTGGCGTTGGCATTGGTTGGCGAACATCTGGAACACCACCGGGAGTCGCAGGAAACGAACTTGGGGGGGCATTAAAAGCACCGTCGTCATCTTCACCAGCGTTACCTTCATCATATGTTTCACCTTCATTGTGCGCAACTTCAGGTTCAGGATCAACATCCTCATATCTTTTTCGGAACTGTTGTAATTGCCATTGGCAGTTCCCGCACATAAAACAGGTTTTTAAACTGGCCGGCACCATTGGGTACAAACCAATGGGGCTGCGACACCCCATACAAAACGTATCAGGATTCCCAATTCGCGATCCAAGAAATGCTAAATAATTTTTAGTATCCATTCTGAAGTTTGTTTGTTTATCCTAATGGAAACCACAAAATATTCATTTTTTCAATTTTTTCTACCTATTCATATACAATACATCATATCCCAATCCATACAAATATATTTATTTTTTTATCAAACTAAATAATAATTTCTACTTATAACATAATGCTTCCCAAACAAATAAACTATATAACAAAACAACTACGTGAAGAACTTACAGAAGTATCAGATATTACCGGAGTTGATATAAGCAATTTGACGTGGATGCTGACTGAATATGACATTGTGAGATTTGACAATGATGAGTTCAAAACAATGAAAGATATAATACCCAAAATTATTTCAGACAATAATGTTAATCAATCATTTTCTATCATTGATATTGGAGCAATCATAAGACAATACAAATTATGGAAAAAACATTTGCCAAATGTTAGTGTATTCTATGCTGTGAAATGTAATTCAGACCCCGTTATTTTAAGAACATTAGCAAGTTTGGGGGTTGGTTTTGATGTAGCGAGCACTGGAGAAATAAATATGGCACTTGAAACAGACACATTGAAAGACAAAATAATTTATGCTAATCCGTGTAAAAGACCGGAACATATTAGTTATGCCAGATCCCAAAATATTAATATGATGACATTTGATAATGAAACTGAATTATTAAAAATTGCTAATTTTCATCCCTGTGCGGAACTAATATTAAGAATATTGGTGGATGACATAACAAATTCAAAAATGAAATTTGGATGTAAATTTGGAAGTTCAATGGAGGATGTATCCAGATTATTAACATTTGCCAAGTTTCATAATCTAAACATAGTAGGGGTGAGTTTTCACGTGGGTTCGTCTTGTAATGATTCGCAATCTTATTATAATTCAATAGAAAGAGCAAAAAAAGTATTTGACATTGCCAAAGAAATGGGTTATACTTTATCATTACTGGATATTGGAGGTGGATTTTCTGGAAATAATGAAGATAATTTATTTGTTGAAATGGCGGAGAAAATTAATGAAGCACTTGGTACATTTTTTAATGATGTAGAAAATCTAAAAGTTATTGCTGAACCTGGACGATTTTTTGCTACAAAATCATTGACACATATTGTTAGAATATCAGGAAAGAAAAATATTATTAACAAAGAAGATAATAATAAAAAAATATTTCATTATTATATTGATTCAAGTGTGTATGGTATGTTTAATAACTTGATATTTGACAAGGGTATTGTAAAATTTGAGTTATTAAATAATTATAAAAATGAAGAGACATTTGTGTCTGTAATTTTTGGTGAAACTTGTGATAGTATGGATAAAATAATAGAAGGTGCGGAATTACCAGAATTAGCGTGTGGTGATTATTTGTATGTAGAAAATCACGGTGCTTATACATTAGCAAGTTCTAGTTCATTTAATGGATTTCACGTCGGGAAACCATTGTATGTATTTACATATTAATTATAATGATTCATCAATAATAAGTTCTTTTGGTTCTTCTTTTGGTTTAGGTGGGGTTAATTCTTGATTAGCAAGAGTTAATTCAGTTATTTTTGCTTCAAGTGCTTCTTTTTCTTGAGCTAATACTTTTAGTTTTTCTTGTAATTCAAGATTTGCTTTGATTGCCGACATAAATTTTTGTCTAATTTCTTGAGTCTCAGCAAATAATTTTTTATATTCTGCTTCTGGGATCATTGGCATAGTGACAAGAACACTCATAACATTAGGTTGGGCGAGTGGTTGTGGTTGTGCTAATACTTGTGGTTGCGATGATTGGTTCATTATATAATATGTGTATATTTATTATGTGTGGGTTGGCATACAAAAATGAGTCTATAAGGTGAATAGAACAGAATTGACAAGTCTTAGCACTGATGTGGATGATTTGCGTGAGGGTTAAATTGAGCGCCACATATAAAATTAGTAGGAAAATCAATAAAACACATAAAACCTAAAATTTACAAAGATTAAAAACAGACATTTAAAATACACACCGCTCTAAATTTTCATTTTTATATTATATAGAAAATTGATTGATGTAAATAATTTATAATTATTAATAGTATATTAGTATAATGTTAGCTAGAAATCCATATGCTATATTGGATGATGAACAAGTAGATGATAAACCATTAGAAGATGAACCAAAAATATTATTAAAAAAAGATGATGAATTTAAATTATTAAATAATATTATGAAATACTATCCATATTTTGAAAGGTTATCTTCACATTTTCGTGGTTATAAATATATTTTAATGCCAAATCCTAAATGGTTTGAAATATTAAAAGAACCATTAAAAAAAGAACCATTAAAAAAAGAATTATTAAAAGAATCATTAAAAAAATCATCACATACATTAAAAAAAACTGATGTATATGGCGCCAAAAGACCAACCCAATTTGCTTCAAAACTTGAAAGTCAAAAAATGGAAAAAGAATTTATAACATTATCAGAAAAAGAAATTGATGAACTTAAAGAAATGAAAAATTTTTATGCGGAATTGCTTAAAGGAAATATTAATTATAAAAATATTTTAGGAGATTATATACGATTATATGGAAAAACGAATGAGCAAATTAGTAAGATTGAGGGGATACAGTTATCATTATTTAAAGATGGAAAATCAAGAATTATATTAAGAAGAGATATATTAGATAATATCCAAAAAAAAAATTTATATGATTTTGAATCTGATTTAAAAAGATTTTTAACTTGGGTAGAAATATCTTATAGTTCATATATGGGATTATCAGTTAGAGAAATAATTAATAAAAGTAGTACTTTTGTTTTTAATGATATTTCATATAAAAAAAATAGTGGTGTATATGATAAATTTTTAATGATAAAAGAAATACGAGCATATCAAATAAAATTATATTATAAAATATATGAAGTAATATTACAATATTATGAAACAAAAGAAGATAATAATTTAGCTATTATAATTAATGAATTTAATGATGAATATTTAAGATTATTATATGAAAAGTATAGTATGGATGAAAAAAATAAAGATATAATGACATATTTTATGAAAAATAAATTTTTTGTAAATTTTTGTACTCAAATAGAAATGTTAGTACAAAAATTTTCTGTAGATTATGAATATTATAAATTATCTAATAATGTTTTTTTTGATACTATAAAAAGTTCATATTATTTAAAACGTTATTTATATATATTATTTTGTATTAGTACAAAAACAAAACAAGATATGGAAAATTATAAAAATACACCAATATTAGAAAAATATTTAAAAATTAAAGATAATATTGATAAATTTGTAAATATTACTAATAATTTAGAAAATATAGAATTATTCAGTTATGATGAAACAAAACAAAGATATATATTAAGTCTAAATTTTAATACAAATATAAAAGCAATAATTAGAAATAAATTTATTGATTTAAATGAAAAATTAAATGGAATTGATCTAAAATTTATAATTTTTTTGAGCCATTTTATATATTATGAAGTATTATTATTAAATGGTGTTGATCATGTTAAAGAACCAATATTATCAAAAATAATGCATAAAGAATATAGAAATAATGAATTTTATAATATCTCATTAACAAATAAATATAAAAATAGATTAGGAGAAGAAACTTACGAAAAAAAATATAAATTAGATGTGGATGAAGTTAAACCATTATTATTATTGGGAACGCGTAAGGATATAATTAATTATGTATTAGATGTTAATGATTATTATTGCTTAATATTTATAGCTGATTTATTTAATTATGAACAATTAAGTGATTTAATAATATATAATCCAACATTAAATGATTTATGTTTATTATCTGAAGTAAAAAAAAAAGACAAACTACCAAATCCAATAGCATTATTTATCAATGATAATGAAAATAAAATATGGAGATACAAAGAATATGATAAAAAATATATAAGTGACACTATTGATAATTATACTTATATTGGATTATTACAAATTGTAACAAAAGAAGATAGTTTTAGAACAATTGATGTTATATTATGTTATGATAACAAAAATAAAAATTTTTGCTTATTTGATGTGATGGGTAATAGAATACTATGGGGAACAATTTTATATGAAACACAATTCTCATATAGAGAATTATTGCATTTAAATTGGTGGGGATGTAAATTTTTTTCTCATAAAGATGATAAATTGCTTAAATATATTTATGTAGGAAATGAAACATTTAATAAAGAAAATTATAGAGAAATATATTTAAAAAACTTTAATAGTAAAATTGATTGGTATGATAAAGCATATATTACATTTACGGAAAAACCAATAAAACAATCAGGTGGTAATAATATAAATAATCTAGAAAATATAATAAAAATAGAAAATAAAAAATTAGTAAAATATTATAATAAGTTTTATCATATAATAAAAAAAATAAAAAAACAAAATACGGATCTAGTAAAATATTATTTGTTATTATTTAATAATTATGAGTATTTATATTCAGAAAATAGATATTTTATGGCGAATAATAATTTTAATGATATTTCATATATACTAAACTATAAAATAATATCAGTTAATTCTTTGTTTTTTATTGAATTACAATTTAAATATAATATAATAGAAAATAATTTTAAAAATATTTATGAAATTAGTAATGGTGAATTTATAGGCGATTGTATTCAAATTATTAATGATAAATTAACTAAAAATTATACATTAAAATCTTTATATTTAGATTATTTAGTAAATTTAAATAATAATAAAAAAGAATATATATATATAAAGCAAGAAGAAATTAAAAAACAATATGGTACAGATAAAAAAGATAATATAATAAGTATAGAATTTTTTAATATATTATCAAAAATTAAATTAATAAATGAAATTAATAGAATTAATAATATAGATTGTTTAATTTTAAATATAAGAATATGTCGTGAAATTAATATATATGTTTCAAATTATATTTCTAAATTATATATTTTATATATTTTTAATTTAATAAAATCAAAACTAAATATTGGTTCTAATCTAATTATTATAATAAATGCGATTAAAAATAATTTTGCAGTTAAAATTATAACTTTATTTTGCTCTTTATATGAAGAATATTATATAACAACTGCTGACACAAATACTGATAGACCACAATTACATATTATATTAAAACATAAGAAAGAAAATATTATTGCTAATAAAATTTTAGATAGAATACAAGAAAAAATAAATAAAGATTGTCCTAATATGGGTGTTGATGAAAATTATAATATCAACGGACTTAAAAATAGTGATGAAATAAACAATCATATATTAAATTTTTCTAAAAATGAAACATATATTGAAGATATTGAATTAAAAGATAAAAATTTAATAAAATTATACAAAAAAATAAAAAAAGAAATAATTAATTTCAATACAAATTTTTATTTCAATTTGTATAATCTTTATAAAAAAATATATCATAACATAAAACATAACATAAAATATACAGATGAAGAAGAAAAATTAATTAGAGAAAAAAATTTATATGCTTGTATCCAATGGAGTAAAAAATATGAAGTGCCATTAATTCCAGAAATTGATTTTGATAGTTTTGGTGATAAAATAAAACATAAAATATTCAGTGATATTGTGTCATTTGAGAAAGATATTATTATTACTCTTAAAAATCACGATAAAAATATTATAGATTTCAAGACAAATAATGATTATGATGATATACCCAAATATTTCAAACGCGCTATTGTTAAATTTAATTTAGAAACAAGAGCATTAGATAAGCGCCCAATGAATATATATCATCAAGTTAAAGTAAGAATAGATTATTATTATAAAAAACTAACAAAAGAAGTGGTACAAAGATATAAATTATCAAATGATTATGTGAGTAATGCTTGGTTAAAAATGACAGAATTATTAAATAAAGTTGATTTGATAAATAAAAAAGCAACAAAAATAAAAACTTTTCATATATGCGAACTTCCAGGATCATTTATTAATGCTATACGATTTTACATCAATACTAAAACTGATATTAAGGATTTTTATTGGAAAGCACAAAGTCTAAATCCAGATAGAGATGATAAAGACAGTGATGAAAGAATAGCATTTGGTGATGAAGCAAATATGCTAAAAAAATATCCAAATAATTATGATTTTGGGTATAATAAATCAGGGGATATTACTGATTACAAAAATATTGAATATTATAGAAAAAAATATAATGATAATGATTTTGTAACAGCAGATTGTGGATTGCCATATAGTCAGAAAGTATTAAGTAATGCGTTAACATATGCTCAATATCTAATGGTTTTCTCTTGTTGTAAAATAGGTGGTAATTGTGCTATAAAAAGATGGTTACCAATAGAAAATACACAAGAAATTTATATGTTGTATTTATTTTATTGTGTGTTTGATAAAGTAATAATTTACAAACCAAAACTAAATTATCAATCACAAGAATATTATTTATGTGGAATTAATTATTTGGGTATTGATAAAATATTCTTAGATGAACTTATAGAATATCTAAAAAATTATAAATTAGATGGATTTCCTAAAAATATACCAGATAGTTTTTTATTACAGATAGACAAAGCACAGCACGAATTATTGGATATTAGAAATGATTTTATAAGAAAGAAAATTTATTTTTGTGATAAGTTTGAATTATTGAGTAATGATGATTGGGATAATATCAATAAGGCGTGTAAGAGTAAGATAAAGGAATGGTTCGAGAGTGTGGGATTGTGAAGATTTAGAAAAATAAATTAATTTATATTTTAAATATTACACGATATTTTTTATTATAACAAAAAATGTCGCATACTAAAATTTGTATAGGTATCAGTAACAAAGACGTTGCTTGTTCTGTGAAAATTCCAGATGAGAGAGAATATTGTAGTGTGTATCACAATCACTATCAAGAATTAATAAATAATGGACATACAGAGGAAACAATAAAATTATTACATAGGTGTATTAAATGTAAAAAGCACCAACCAGATAGGTGCTATGATAACAATTTTAAAACGTGTATCGAGTGTAGAAATGTTAGAAAAGACAAACTAAAAAATATGGAAAGATGTTATACGTGTGAAAATAATAAAGCAGTTATAATTAGCAAAGGTATTTATACAGGAAAAAATAATAAAAAATATTGTGAGACTCACTTAACCAATATGAAATATGATGACTTGGTTTTTGATGGAAATAATCTTTGTGAAGGTTATCGAAAAACATGTATATCTGTTGTTGATATCAGCGAGGTCTATTGTAAAGATTGTATAAATAAAAAAACAGAGGTAAATCTACAAGGCACACACAGAAAAAAAGAATGTAGAGAAAATTTAATAAATAATAATTGTTGTGGTGAATGTGAAACAGAGTTAGTTGAAAAAGATAAAGAATTTAAGTATTGTTCTAATTGTCGTGAAATTCGTAGCATAAGAGAAAAAGACCAGCGAGTAAGAGGTGTAAGAAAAGATAGAGGAATGACGATAGAAAGAAAAATGGCGAAACAAGAAAGAATAAAAGAAGATAGAAAAAATAATCCAAGTAAATATAAATATGCTGATAAATTAGCAAAAGCTAGATTAATTTTATTACAGGGAAATTCATTTTTTGATAAAAACAAAGAAAGAGCAAGACAATTAAGAGAAACAATAAGAGATAATATGACTGATGAAGAGTATAAAGAATATAGAAAAGAACAGAATAATGATATTTATTGTACTTTGAAATATTATAAGTATAGAGCAAATAAAAATCAATATGGTGGCATATTGTGGGACAATAATAATGATGCCATAATTCTATCAATGTTTAAACAAAAATGTTTTTATTGTGGAGAATTTGCAAAGATAGGAGAACACAATGGTATTGACAGACTTGATAGTACCAAGGGATATACATTGGATAATATCCAGACCTGTTGTGAATTTTGTAATATGTCAAAAGGATGTGTTGATGTTGATATTTTTTTAATGCGTGTAGAACATATTTTGACTTTTAGAGGAATTATTGATGGGAATATGTATAATAATATATATTTGCCGTCGAAGAGTACAGATTATAAAGGTTATATACATAGTGCTAAAAAAAGAAACATAAATTTTGAACTAACAAAAACAGAATTTGATGAAATAATTAATAAAAAATGTTATTTATGTGGATGTATGACATCAACAAATCATATTAATGGTGTAGACAGAATTGATTCAACAAAAGATTACACTATTGATAATACAGCAAGTTGTTGTACTGAGTGTAATTTTCATAAAAATAAATATTCACTACAATATTTCTTGAGTAAATTACAAAAAATATATGATACAAACTATAATACATTAAATTTATTACATAATACGAATACTTTATCTATAAGAAAAAACATTGGATGTTATTTTATAAAAAATGGTAAATACTTTAGAAATAAGTTTAGTATTAGTAATTTAGTATGTGGCGATTGGGATTATTCAATTGATAAAGATAATAAAAGTTTTGAATTTCATAGTATAGTAAATAATAAATTCACAAAAACAAGTAAAATAAATATTACAAGAAATTGTTATGAGTTTGATTATATGCTTATAAGTCAATCAAGAAATGATTACATTATGGATTATGATGCTGAAATGTTATGTGCTGAAAATGATTGTGTTGTAAGATATGATTCTGATATTTTACTAAAAATATATAAAACATCAAGAATAAAAATGACATTATTAATGATTGATAATGATGAAATAACCGGAATTAAAATCGAGTATGGATTACCAGAAAATAAAACATATTGTAATGAAAATAAATGTGAAAAAGAATGTTTTAATATTAATGTAAAACAAACTATGCGTAATGAAAAAGAAAAACAAGAATATCCTGGAATGAAACATATAACAAGAAACACAAATAAACTAGCAACTGATAATCGAAATATTAGAAAAGAAAGTATAGAAAAAGCAAACGCAATGATAGAAAGTGATAAAAGAAAAAAAATTATAGAACAATTAATAATAAGCGAAGAGTTAAGGGATATATCACGCGTAAATTTAGAAGCATTTATATCAGATTATGAAACAAAAATTAATAAAGATAAAATGAAAGAAATTAATAAAGAGACAAGAATTAACAATGAAAAAATAAAAAATACTGATAATGTATTTAATAATAATAATAATAATAATAATAATTATAAGATAGATAAAATAATAATTAATAGTAAGAATGGAAAAATAATGGATATTGTGAAAATAAAATTATAGAATATAATTATGAATTACGAATTTTTTTCTTTCTTAAACAATCATTACAATAAATATGTTTATCAGGTTCAATAATATTTATACAAACACAATTAAACCCAGAACATAATAGTTTATTGTCATTTAGTAATTCTTCACGAATGCCAATATTCTTATGACTAGCACAATATAATTTATTATTATGTGTAAATTTACCTTTCATAAGTCTGCCTCCTTTTGTTTCACATACACAACAATAACTTATTTCATTTAACATTTGAATTCGCAATAAATTTGCTTTGCGACATTTAAGACAAGACTTAAACTCTCTTGCATCATTACTGTTTTCGGAAGCAAAATTGTCAAGTCCTTGACTAATACCACAAGTATTACACTTCTTAGTAGTATGATTCATAATGTTTTTATTGTAATATTTATTTAATTATTTAAGTGTTATAATTTCAATTTTTCAGAATATTATTATATAAAATAATTAATTTTTTAAATTATTCTCAATTAATTCCTTTGCTTTATCAATAATTTGTTGTCTTTTATCTACTTTTTTTTCTTTATTCTTTCGATTTCGTTCAATATGTCTCATACCTTGCATACCATAATCAATATGTACATTCATATTTTGAACAGTATTGTGAATATTCAAACAGTCAATACATTTTTTATTATTATCACAGAAATTATTTTTAATATTGTCAGATATATTATTACATATTTTGATACCATTTATTTTATTATTATTTATTAATAATGTTATGTTAATAATGGGTGAATCAGAATCAAATCTTATTATAATGTCTGAATCATATGTTATTACAATATTTTTATTATTATTTGTGAATAATTTGTCAACATTATAATTCAATGATGTTTTTCTTGCTTGACTTAATATCATGTATTCAAAATTATAGCATTTGCGAGTTAATGTTATGTTCTTTTTTTTTGTGATATCCGTGCTAATCACGCTATGTTTCTTTACAAACTCAAACACTTTATTAGTTTCATCATATATAAAATTCCATTCACCATAATCCAGATATTCTAAATTATAAAAGTAATTAAAAAGATTTTTATTTTTATTGAAATACAAACCAATATTTTTTCTAATAATTAACTGTTTGTACAATATACTAATAGCATCTTTTTTATTTTCATATATTTCTTTAAATTTTTTAAATAGAATTTCTGTATTATAAGTAGATTTCAAAAAATTACATTCACGACAGCAACCCGCGCAATTATCAAATACATAACCTTTTGTCGGTATGATTTTGTCAATACCATTCGTATGTATGCTTGATGACTCTACGCCACATAAATAGCAAAAACTATTCTTAAGTGTATAAAATTCATCAGTCGTTAATTCAAAAATTATATTTCGTTTTTCTGCTGTGTTTTTATAAACACCATAACTACTACCATGTGATGTCGGATATATATTGTTGTGTGTATTTCCATTAATGATTTTTTTGTATGTCAAAATATGTTCTATTCGCAATAAAAATACATCGATATTAAGACAACCTTTCAACATATTACACATTGTACAACACGGCACTATATTTTCTAATGTATAACCAATATTATTATCTATTCTATCAATGCCATTATGTGTTTCGCCTGGTGGTATTTCATCACAATAGAAACATTTTTGTTTTAACATTAAAAGTACTGTTTCATTAATATTATCATCCCAATTTATCCCACCAAATTGTTTTTTATTTGCTCTTAATTTATAATATTTTAATGTATTATGAATATTATTATTTGTTGCTAATCTATAATTTTCATATTCTTCATCAGTCATATTTGCTCGTTTAGTTGCTCTTATTTGTGATGTTCTTTTTTTATTTTTATCAAAATATTCATTCCCATATAATACTTTTGCTCGTGCTTTTGCTAACTTATCAGCAAGTTTAAATTTTTCTGGATCAATTTGTTTTTTTTCTCTAATTTTTGCTTGTTTTTTTTGTTGTTGTTCGCGCGTTAGACCTCTATCGATTCTTGTTCCATTTTTTCGCTGTTCTTTTTCTTTTGCGCATCTTTTGAGACGACAATCTGAGCAATATTTAAATTCCATATTTTCCATTGCTGACCCACAAGAACCACAACAATTTTTTGCGTTGCGTGCTTCTCTCAATAGTTTTTTTCTATTTGTGCGATATGTATTTTTATCATTTGAGTTAGTATCACAATCCGCACAGTATTTTTTATCTGGTTCAATAACAGTAAGACAAACTTTTCTATGACCTTCGCATACATTTTTACCTTCAAAAATCAGATCGTCGTGATTCATACTCAATAAATGTGATGCGCAGTATTTCTTTGCGTTTTTTCCAATATATTTTCCACAATTAATTCTGGATACTTTATTAGTTTCACAAATATAGCATTTTTCAGTAGCACTCCTTTTTTTATGTGCTAAATCTCTACATAAATTGCACATTGAATACTTATCTGTAAAAAAAACATCTGGCAAATGTTTTTTACAACGAACGCATCTATCCAATAACTCTATTGTTTCTTTGGTATGCCCTGTATTAATTAATTCTTGATAGTGCTCGTGATATACAGCACAATATTGTCTATTATCTGGAATTTTTATAGAACAAGCAACATCATTGCCACTAATTCCAATACAAATTTTAGTATATGCCATTTTGATATTAATATGCGATATTATCTAAATAATATGTTATAAAATTCAATTTTTATTGTTATAAAAATTTAATAAAATAATAAAATAATATGATTTTTTGTGAATAAAAGTAGTAAAAAATTTGGCATACCTACGGTTACGATACCCGATAACCCTCAATTTGAGTAGGCCAGACCCGCCATTCCACTCATAACACGTAATACGTTATAATTCACCGCAAACACATAGTATTTAGTGTTCAATGCGATGTCAAGTTTAAGACATCCAGACGCAGCACGAAGACTGTCGCCAAAAGTCATATTCATAATAGTAGAATCAATACGAGACAAGTTGGTAGTTCCAGAGGGTTGATGTTTCTCTGGGTGAAGGGCGAAGGAATACACGTTAATTCCATCAGCAGGGGTGCGGGTGTGGTGGTTTTGGGTTTGGTAATAGTTGAAGTAAGAACCGGGTTGAACAGAGAATCGGTCGTGTCCATTGAGTTGGATATTGCCACTAACAAGAGGATTTCCCTTGCCATCAAGACGAAGACCATAGTTGTTGAATTGGGTAACAGTCACATCAGGGTGAACGCCAGTAGTAAGACTAAATGGCGAACGATTATCGTAATCAACATCTTCAACAGGGACAGATACATCATTCATAGAGAGAGTGTGAGTGACACTGATGCAGTTAATACTGGAGACATTGCCGGATGCATCAATGAAGACACGGACTTTTGCTTCTTGGATGTGTTCGAGAAGGTCGCAATTGGAAGAACCATATAGAGGAACAGTCTGGGGAACTTGGGAGTTGGTAGTCACAACCCAGATATCTTCTACAAGACTCACTTGTATGTTGTCATCATGATTAAGGTACTCAACATCAACCTTAATACGGTTGCCATAATTGGAGTATCTGTAGCTACCACTACTAGATGAATGAGTACCTGCAGTAGCAGATGTAGTGGTAGAAGAACTAGCAGGAGCATCAAGATCATTTTGAGCAAAGCAGTTGAATCTAGATACATTATGAATTTTGAGTCCAGTTTCAGTTACATCGAAATCCTCATCCGCGGAAGGTTTCACAAAGATGCAAGACTCAGCAAGGTTCTTGGCGGCATAGTCAAGAGCAGCACTTTCCCAAGCATTGTCATCATTGGTGTAGCAGAGGAATTTGCCACGTCCAGTTCCGTTAAATGAAGAACCATTGCCAGAACCGTTGAAAGCACCAAGGCGGAGACACCAGATGAGTTCTTTGGTTGGGTGGTTGTATTGGAGTTTCTCGTTGGTGCGGTAGGTGGTAGAATTTCCGCCACCAATGTTTTGTTCGCCAGTGAATTGAACTTGTTCGATGAGGTATTCGTGTCCAAGTTGGGCGTATTTGCGTCGTTCGCCAGCTTCAAGATAGACATAGTCAATGAGGATGCTAGCATCAGACATGGAGTATCCAGTCATAACTGGGGCGGCTTCACCAGTCCAGTTCATCAGGAGAGCAATCTCGTTATACCAGATGTCAAGACGAACTTCGTGGTATTGGAGAGCAATCAGAGGGAGGGAGAGACCATAGTTGCGGCAGAACCAGAATTGGAGAGGAATGTAAAGAGTGTAAGCAGGGAGGAGAGTATCTGTTTGACTGCCAGAAGCAAGAGTGGTCATTTCAGGAACATCACCAATCATTGCGAGGTATCCGCGCTCACTTTCAACAGTGTGGGTAAGTTCCCAGAAGATATCGAGCCAAGTGCCGACGTGCTTGTCAATTTCCATACCACCAATCTTCATCTTGACTTCACGAACAAGAGCATGTCCTAGGCGACGAACCCACGCGACGCTGGTAGCACCACCGGCACGGAGGACATCACCCTTGACTTGGGGCATAGTGACCTTGAGACAAGAACGCGCGGCTAAATCGCCATTGCGTTGAATTTGAACAGTGTCCATATTGCCAAATCGAGAGTTAGCAAGGGGTTGTTCAATTGCTTCCATAGCAAAGTTAGTGTATCGGCGATAGATAACCTTAAAATATGTAATTTGGGGTTTGCCGGTAAGATAAACATCTTGTGCTCCATTTGCTACTAAACTGATAAGACCACCGCTCATTTATAATTATATTATGAATGTAGAAAAAATAAAATTTATTTTTTCTTATATAGTTCTCAAAATTGTTTCACGTAATATCTTATAATTTTTGCTTATATAAATTCTTTTTGTTATTTTATTGAGTTAAGATAATATTTTATTGTTAAATTGAAAACACACTTAAAAATATATTCTAATTTTTGTTAATATTTTTAACTAATTCTGGAAGTTCATCAATATTATTAATAACATATTCAGCATTATTTGCTTTGAATTCTTCACATAATACAGAACCAGTTGTTATGCCAATGCTAATTACTTTCGCATTGTGCGCTTCTTGTATATCAGCAATTGTATCACCGATTTTTACAACATTATAATCATAAATATCATATTTGTTCATAATTTTATGAATGCCATCCGGTGCTGGTCTTGGTTTTTTTACATTATCTGTTGTTATTATTTTGCCTAATTTCAAATTTGGATTATGATGTAAAATAATTGACGCTTGAAGATAATTAAATCCAGTTGTAGCACAAATATTTTTTATCCCAATTTTTTGTAATTCTTCTATTGTCTTATGATAATTATCTGCTAAAACACAATAATCAGGATTTTCTAATAATTCACATTGAACATCAATAAATTTATTATATACTTGATTTTGTGTAATATTATTTTTTGTGAGATATTTATTAAATTCAGTCAAATATGGATATTCTAAAATTAAACTCAAATGTTTTCTTTTAGAATGTCCCATATTTTTATTGACAATATCAATAAACATTTTATTATCATATGATTTATCTGGCAAATAATAATTAAATGTATTAATAAACGCTTGTAAGGGAGCAGGTTTTAATCCTTTTTTAGGAAAAATAATAGTCTCATATAAGTCAAAAACAATTGTATTGATTTTCTTGTTCATAATTAATAATATAATTTAATAATCTTAGATAAAAATAATAGTAATTTTTATGGTTAAATAATCTATTCAAATATTAGATATTCTTTTATGTGCGATGATTACAAATACAAATCTGATAAACATCAATTTAGAGCAAAAAGTAGAACAATTGATGAAATGCACAATGATTATCTGGATGAGTTTAAAATTTTAACTGAAAACAAACCTCAATTATTAGAAAAAATTAGAGTTATAGAACAGGAAATAAATAAATTATCACAACAAAAAATCTCAAATTTAGATTTACAACACTCACGACAAAAAAATGAATTAAAAGAGCAACAAGAAAAATTACAGCAAGAACTTAGCAAAATTGATACAAACAAAAATATTGTTGATTATTTTTATAAATGTGGAGACATTATTTATGATTATTACGATTTGACTAATGGTATTTTATACGGCCAAGATACAGAAGATAATGAAAAACCCAATTCACATATTGAAATTAGCAAAGAATTAATGGAATTAACAAAAATTAATAAAACTAAAAAAGTAAAGAAAGAAGTTAGGAAAAGAAAAAAAGAAGATGAAAATAATGACAATCAAGATAATAATAATTCTATAATGAGTTTTTTCACAAATAATGATGATAATAATGACAGCAAAAAAATATGTAAAACAAGTCTTCAAAATGAGTATTTAACAATTTTTGATGCTGATTACGCAAGCAAAACAAATAAAGTTAGTCTAATAAAAGACTGCGAAAAATGTAATATAAAAATGATATTATTATACAGTGATGCTAAAATAGTATGTCCCTCATGTGGATTATCAGAGATTATTATTATTGAAACTGATGTGCCTTTACATAAAGAAACATTTAATGAAAAACCAAAATATCCATATAAAAGAATAGGACATTGTGTCGAAAAATTAAATCAATTATTATGTAAAAAAACAATATCAATCCCAACTGATGTATATACTAAAATATACCAAGAAATTAAAAAACATTCTATTGAGAAAGAAACAATATCAGAAGAATTTATCCACAAAGTATTGAAAAAAAATAAATGGGTAATGTTATATGATGATATACGATACATTCATAGTAAAATAACAGGAAGTGTTCCGGAAACAATTACACGTGATGAATATGAAGAAGTATTAAAAAGATTTAATATAGCAGATGATATGTATGAAAAGAAATTTAAACCTAAAGACAGAAACAATTTTTTAAAATATACATATGTGCTAAATAAAATTTTTCTAAGTATTGACCGCCCAGATATTGCTAAACATTTTAAGTTATTTAAAAGTGCGATAAGAACAAAAAATCACGACAAGGTATGGAAATATATTTGTGATGAAACAGGATGGAAATATTTTAGTTCTTAATTATAAAATATATATTTCTCAAAATTTTGTGAAATATAATATTAACAAAACAAATGACAACCAGTTGGTTTGTCTATTGTTTGAAGAATATTTTAATTATGAAAATTATCTAATAATAATTTTAGCAAATAAATATTAAATTTGTTAGTATATTGAGTATAAATTTTATTTAAAAATAATATTTTTATAAATTTGCTAATATATATGTATTTAATACATGAAACAAGTGTGTCTGCTTTAAAATCAATATTAAAAAGTGGATTTTTAATGTCGTATTCTTCATTAAAAAAAATAAATAAAACTCCAAAGAATAATTATGAAGGTTTATATACTGATAATGATTTTGTTTATTTTTCTTGTGTTGATAAATTATTTGATAAAAATATAGGTGGAAGAATAATAATGTATTTCAATACAAAATTATTATATAATAAAAGTTTTTATGTTTCAACAATATGGTCTCCATATCCAGATAAATTAAATGAATGGAAAGTAAAAAATGATGATGGAACACATACTAAAGAATATAAAAAAAAATATGAAAAAAATTATACAAAATATAATTCAGTATTGAAAAAATTATATAAACAAAGTGTATCTAAATCTAAAAAAGATTTTTATGTTTTTCAACAAATAGCTGTGAAAAACAAAGTAAATATTAAAGAATTAGTAGCAATAGAATTTATTAAAAAGGATGATAAAATTATTAAATATATCACTAAATATTATCCAGATATTATTATTAAAGTAAGGTGAGTTATATTCTTATCAATCTTACCCAATAATAAATTCATAAAATATTGATATTTCTTGAAAATATTGATATTTCTTAAAAATATTAATATTTTATGAATTTATAATAAATTCATAAAATATTGATATTTCTTAAATATTAATATTTATGAATTTATAATAAATTCATAAAATATTGATATTTCT